GTAATTTACTTGTAAGTCACTGATATCATTGATAATCTTTTATTTGATTGGGAGTTTGATCTGTGAAATAATGATATCTAACAAATTAAATAAATGATTTACTCATATTTAATTTTAAGTTTGACATATTAATTTTAATCTTATATTCTTTATTACAAGATATTCAATTGATTCAGCTATCGGAAAGATCGGAAATCAATTAAAAGATATCTTGACAATATAAAATATATATGTTAAAATTTACTTAGTTAAACAATTGGTTAGTTCTTTGATAAACTAAATATTATATACTATTAAGTTATATAATAGAATAGATACTAAGGTTGACTTATGAAACACAAAGTAAAACCTTTGGATCTACCAAGAGAATTACGGACCAAGATTTCTGGTGTCTACAACATGGGAAGACTTGGATCTGAAATTCGGAACGCTAAGTCTTTCAATTCGTCTACACGTAGTAGACAACATAAAAACTTGGTGGGTGGATCTGAGCCTAAAATCATAAAAGCTCACAGACCTAGTTCAAAAGGTCTTGACCCTTTCATGAAAAGTTATTAGTATAGTACTACAAGCTCATCACATGGTGGGCTTGTGGATACTATGCAATAATGCTAGTATCATTTTAGTTCTTTGATAATCTAATCTGGAGTATGATATGTATATTCATGCATTGAAAGCGTTACGTGGTCAAGAGATCTCATTCTCAACTCTTGAAACTCTCAAGGTCGGTCAATGGGTCTTCCTTGGCAACAACGGTAAAGCTCAGTACAAAGCCGTGTACTGTGGTAAGATCAACCGTACTGGTGAACATATCATGTGTGAGCATAGGGGTGAACGTCCTGTCCAGTTTGGTAAACTGATACGTGTCCACAAGGAATACGTTGAAGAGATGAACGGACCTGGAGCTAAGATGCCCAACTTGCTTGACCATATGCTGACCATTACTGAAAACCACAGGATTGCCGCATGATCAACGCTAAAGCTACTCAGCGTAGACTCAGGGCTACTGTCCGTAACATGCAACAACTTGCTATTTACAAGGCAGTAGATCCTGAGAGATTAGACCGACGATTGACTCCTGTCCTACAGGACAAGATCGCTAAGTGTGAGGCTACTATAGCCAACACGAAAGTAAAACTCAAAGGTGGTATTGGTGGTGTCCACAACATGACCATACCAGAGTATGATATGAGTTGACACTTTAGGTAGACTATGGCAACATGGTCTACCATGAGTATCAACTAACATGACAGATACCTTGCAGGTCAGCCCATGTTATGGGATACTACTAGTCGTTCTTTGATAACCTAATAGACGGAGTTGGATATGTTCCAAACACATAATCCATACTGTCGAGAGTTCTCTCAGTTTAGTCCAGAGAACATGGAGCAGACCTTTGCATTCATTCAGGCCAGCATCCGTGAACGTACTGACAAGCTGTGGAACATGATGACACTATGGAGACAGTTGGGATTGAACTACGACAGGCTACAATGGGGCAACAAGGGTGATGCCATGCGTTTCATTGATGCCAATCGTAATGAGATCTACAAGGACGTTATGAAGGCTATCCGTTCACGCAAGATGGTCACACACAAGATCATTGATATCGTGACCGAGATACCAGGATTCGGTGTACCGAAAGCTGGATTTGCTAGTCAACTCATACATGGTAGTGGTGGATGCCTAGATGTCCACAATCTACGTATGTATAATATTACAGACAACTTCAATGTCAACGGTGTCAGCCCTGGACTCAAGGCTAAACGCATTGACAACTATGTTCGGATCTGTAAGAATTTAGGTGGTGCTAAAAAACTATGGGATACATGGTGCACGTTTGTTGCCAACAAGTATCCTCAACATTTCGCTAGTCCAGAAGTAGTGAGTCAACTACACGTTGATTGTCTACACTGGCCCATAGTATTGATAGAAGATGAAACCAATTGATCCACGTTCAATGAACATGGACAACATCACACAGGATGATATTGACCACGCTCACGACAAGACCAATGATATACTGATAAAGTTCTTTGGTCTAGTCCACGAGTTGATCAACGACAAGGATGAGACTCTCAGCCCAGAGTTGAAGTATGCTCACCTACTGATCATCCACAAGGCTTGTGGTGAAGCCATGACCAGTGTAGCAACAGAGCTTGAGATGAAGTCTCACGGAAAGGTCTACAATTGAATAGAAATAACCGATACCATCTGTACTTTGGGATTATAGTATTGACAATACTAGTGTCCACAAGTATAATGGTTTTGAAACTAAAGGATCTCATGTGGCAGACTAGAGTCATCCACAGTAAGATCGATACTATATCCATGATGAACGAAATCATTCTACTGGAGAACGATGGGCATCCTAAACAGAGGGTCACAAGTACATCGAGACAGAACCAAATACTACAGGCCCAGTAGCCAGAGAGAACTGGCTCAGATACACAGACAGAACTACAGGCTACTACCACACCACAACTACTTGGTTGGTGTGAGTATACGTCTACAGCATGATCACTCGGTGGATCTCATATCGGTCCACTACAATCGAAAACTATTAGACGGACTAGTGAGGGACGTTATAACCAAGAGATGGAAGTCTTAGCTTTGGTATTGCAGTTGTTGGTGCTGGGTGTTACACTCTACGTGATCGTGATGTTCTCTCTCAG